ATCGGCAGTTGTGCAAAGAACCTTGAAGGATTTACGGAAACCAGAACCAGTTGGAGCATCGTTTTCCACGCTGTTTGTCCAAGTTCCTTGCGTATAAACCTCAAATTGAAATCTGTCAGCAGTTCTGTAACCAGCAGTCGTAATTGATGCTACTGATGTTCCTCGTTGTGCAACCTGCATAGCACCATTGATAACCACATTACGGTCACGGGATCGGTTTAAACCTTCCCAGTAAGTTCCATCCCAAACAGCAGTTTCATCTGTGTCGGTCATATAAATGACTTGACCAGTAAATGGTGAGGCAGGCTTGGTTGTGCTCGTGCACACACCAGGTCTTTGTGAACCTATACCGATGCCGCTTGAGTAACCCATTACGCTGTCTGCTTTTCCCAGCCGACAACAGTAACTGTTACCTTGGCTGCTGTGTCCGATAGTCCTTGTAGTGTCTCACCTGCGTTCAGTACCAAAGCGGTATCCCAAATCATTACATCATTGGCACCAATAGGTAGTGCTGAAAGCAAGCGGTTTGCAGCAGTAGCTGCAGAACCAATCGCCAGTGTTACTGTGCGATCAATTGTGTCTGTGTTGGTAATAATTATCTGCTTGATAACTTCTGCATAGCCAGTCGCTGCTGTACAAATAGTTGTTGTTGTATTGCCTAGTTGAGTTGGTCCACCCAGTCTAGATTCAACTCTGTCTCCTACTGCCATACTTTACGCTCCTATGTCCATAATAATCAAAGCCGCATTTCTTGTGTCAGTCATAACATCTGAACTGACTGTTGCATTAATCCATGCGCTACCATTCCATTGTAGCACTTGACCAGAACTTGCGCTAGTGATTGTTACATCACCAACATCATCAAGGGCATTAATTGTTGGAATTGATGCCCATTCAAGACCTGTTGTGGTTGATGAATTTGCTTTTAGAAAATAACCATTAGTTCCGACTGCTAATCTGTCTAAAGTATTGTCAGCGGTGCCTACGAGCAAATCACCTTTTGCATTAATAATTGACAAAAGGCTATTTATTGCTAATGCACCAACTTCAACCCAAACTGAGTCGTAGTAAACATAGGTACCGCCATCTGATGAGTCATACCAGAACTGACCAGGAATTGGGTTAGAAGGAGCAGTATCTCCTACATAGGCAGCTGTACCGCTTGCTCCAATTTCAATCCAATGAGAATCATAATAAACATAAGTAGCGGCAGTATCTGACTCAAACCAAACTTGACCAGCAACTGGGCTTGTTGGAGCAGTGTCAGAGATTGTTGCACCACCAGCCCCTAGGTCTGTGTAGTTTGTTCCATCATTTGTGAACTGCCATTTATCTGAAGTTTCATCCCAGCGAATAAAGACATTAGTAGAAGTTCCTCGTTCAATTTCAAGACCAGAGTTCAATGTAGGAGAACTAGTTACACCAGAATTAAGGAGAATAAAACTATCTTCAACATTAAGATTGGCGGTATTAAGAGTAGTAGTGTTTCCGCTAACAGTTAAGTCACCAGACACTGTTAGATTAGCAAATGTCACATCCGAGTTTGCCAAGGTGAGTGTGCCGCTTGCATCAGGAAGACTTACGGTTCTGTCGGCAGTTGGGTCTACAACAGTAAGTACTGTTTCAAACTCATCTGTTGTTGAACCCTCAAATGTGATGAAATGTGGTTCTGGAAGATAGATACCATGAATTCTCGGAGTTCCACCAGTAGCCGTAATTTCTGGTCCATTAATGGTTGGAGTGGTAAGTGTTTTATTGGAAAGCGTTTGGGTGCTGTCTAAATCAACAGAAAGTGTATCGTTAATTAAATCATTTTTAAGATTAGGCATATTCTACACCGCTAATTGTAAATGTCACAGCGTTAGCTGTTACTTGATCAACATAGATTTTACTATTAGCAGGCACGACTATGGAAGTATTATAGTACACAACATTGTTTGCAAGAACGCTAACATTGCTTATGACCTTGTTATTTGCTGCAGCAGTTGCTGCTCCAACAAGAATGTGAATGCTACATACAGCATTAGATGCAGTTGCATTGCAAAGATTAATATTTTTGATAATTGAATAATTACCAACAACATTAGCTGTTGTGTAGGCGTTAGTAGCCTGCTCGTTTCCAATATAAAAACTTTTTGGTGTTAAGTTAGCCATTTATGCCCCCATCCATACTAAAACTTCATTATCATATGTTGTAGTATTCATATCCTGGATAACCGCTGCGTCAAGAACATGGTCAACATAAACTCCAGATGTGTGAGCTATCGCTGTTGTGCCATCATAACCCCTCTGCTCAACAGCAAGGGTGTTTGATGATCTTGAAGAGATTAAAACTTTTTCTTCGCCAGCAGAACCACGGTTAATAACAATAACAAATGGATTGTTCCCACTAGGGTATGTTGAACCATCCAACACAGCAATGCTTGCAGCTGTATTTGAAATGTTGGCAGATAATGTTGTTCTCAATACAGAACCACTAAATTCTCTTCTCAACATAATCCTCCTTAATCAATACTTACAGAAAGACTGCCTGTTGCAATTCTTAATGTGTCACCCGCATCTGTGGTTTTGTTAGTTGTTAGACCACCGTACAGCAACATGTTGCCAGATGTAATTGCGTCAAAAATTCCAATTGCTACTGTCGTAGCAGCTGGCATGCCAGCAAAGTCAATGTTACTATCATTTGTTGTAGCACCAGAAGATGCAGCGCCAAAAGTAGCCGCTTGACGAGCATACGAACCGCCAGTTACTTCTGTTCCACCACCAGCTTCGCCTGGGGTAACAGTAAAGAGACCTACATAAACAGCCGATGGCTTTGTATATGTTGTTGTACCAAGAAAGTGATCAATCAATTTGCTTTCAAGATAGTTTGTTAGATTGCCTGCCACTATTAATCCTCCAGATTATTATAATACATTTCCTTTTCTTCGTCATTAGGCAATCTAAAGTTTTCAAGAGACAAAAGCTGTTTAGCTTCTTCTAATGGGACTTCTGCCATTTTTCTTCTTTGAGAAAAGCGAAATCCAGAACTAGTTGAATAACCAGCTCCGCTTTCAAATAAAACCAATACAGTTTCATTGTCAGTAATGGTTTCTTCAGTAAGAATTTTTTTTGGCGTAGCTTTTTTAGCTACAGCCTTTTTAGGTTCGTTAATCTTTTTTGTTGTTACGCTATTTTTTTCTTCAGTCATAATATCAATCCTACCACTCATAACCATATAAATCAATTGACTTCCTATGGATAATTTTACTTCAGTATAGATAAAAGGCGGGGCTTGAATTAGCCCCGCCCAATATCTACTTTAATTGTTTAAATTAGAGTGAACGCAACTTAACATTCTTACCGATTACATATGAATCAGCATTTTCAATGTTGTTTGCAACTCTCATGTACTGTGTGTACTCAATTGTGTCAGTCTTTGGCTTGAACTGGCGATACACTGTAATGTCACGGTGGATACCAATTACACGGTTGTTAGGGAATGTGAGTTCCACAAAACCATGCGAGCCTGCTGTGCCTGAGTAGTCACCAGCTGCAGTTTCTGGCATCAAAGGTACTTCAACAAGAGGAATACCGAATGGTGAAAGACCAGTTGCACCTGGACCACCATTTGCTCTCATTGAACCTTGCAAGAACGCCATTTCACCAGCTGTTGACATTGGAGCAGGTGCGCCTGCTGTTGCCTCAGTTGCCGAGTTTGGATTACCCAAGCTATAAATTGAATCCTGAACAAGTCCTGGACCTGTGAAGAATCGCAATTCATTGCGGCGCTGCAAGTACTTGCTTGGCAAGGTACGAAGAACTTTGTCAAAGACCGAACGGGAAATGTTATTTCCTCCGAAGTCTACAACATCTCCGCTTGTTCTTGCAAGCTTATTGAAGCCATCCAAAGCCTTAAGAAGACCGTTGTTTGACGATGTGTTACCGTTGATAAACAAGTCATCAAGGTCGTTTGCTGTCTGACGAGCCATAATCTGTGCGATATGGTCTTCCAGTGAAGCGCCCTCAATGTTGTCTTCCAACGATTCTGTTGAAATATTCCAGTCAAGACGAAGCTTTACAGTTGAAAGCGATACCTTGCTGAATGTGACAGCTGCGTTTGTGCCATCATCTGTTGCTTCGGTTGCCTTTGCAAGCAAACGAGTGCCGACAGACACCTTGTCAATGTCCATCTGTGGAGTACGCATACGAATTACTCGTGCGTTCTTCATCAATACTGACTGATCAACAACGAAGTCAAGGAAGCGATTAGCTTGCTCTGGGTAGAGAAGTCCACCACCACCGCTGACTGGGCTGCTGTTTGAAACCACTGTTGTAGTGACTTCGTTGGCTTTTGCCAAAATTTCTTCTTGTGTTGCCATAGTAGTTATTCCTCCTTACCTTATGACCTATAACCTAGGGAGCTAATTAACTCCTGTGGCAAATATGTATTTCTCCAGAATGAAGTAGGTGCAGACTTGGCAAGTGCCTCTTCTGCTACTTCTTCATCATCTTCTGGATCTACGCTCTTTTTTACAGCGCCAGCTGCGGCAAATGCCTCAACCTTTTCTGTTTGCTCAGCGAGAGCCAACTCTGCTGTTTCCAGCTTTTGTTGAAGCTCAGTACTCTGAACCTCAAAACCCTTAGCAACTGCTTCAATTTTTTCCTGAACAGAGGCTTCAACTTCTTCCTTGATTGAAGTAGCAAAACTAGCCAGTTTTTCATCAACAACAGCACTCAGAGCATCTTTAAGAACATTAATGTCCATTTCTTCCTCCTGTGTGTCTCCACTTACTTCAACGGAAGTTGAAGTTGTTTCTTCTGCGACATCTGGAACAAGCCATCCAATAAACTTTTTCAATAGACTAAGCTTATTAATTTCTTGTTCATTCATGTCAGAGATCTTATCATAAGTATCATTTAATTGCAATTCAGAGTCTTGCTGAATAATAGAATCCATTTTCTCAATCATCTCCTTAATTGTATCAAAAAGCTCACCGTCTTGTAAGGACATTTCGCTTTTTGTTGTCTTTTGAGCAGGGTTGTTTGGAACACAATTTGGAACCATGTTCCCATCCGCACCCTTCTTTTCACCTTCTTGGTGATAACCTTCCCCACAGGGACTGTCTTCTTTCTTAATTTTCTTTTTTGGCTTAAACTTTGGGGAGCCAGATGGAAAAGGAGGAACAGTCGGTGATGCGATACCGTTTCTTGCTGGATACTTAGACTCTGCATTTTCTGTTGTTACAGACGCATCTTTCTCAACATCTTCACAAGAATTGCAACCACAGTCACAGCCTTGATCCTTCATTAATTCCAAAACGACATCCAACAAATCTTCGTCAAAATCATTTTCTAAGAAACCTTTTTTCTTTGAGTTTGCATAGCGCTCAAGCAATCTACGACCTTTCGCAGCCAGCTTTGCTGCATCCGATCTATCCTGAGGAACAGGCTCACCCCACGCCGCTGCTGAGAGCGCAAGTCGTGTAGGTTCACCATTTGGCTTCTTCATTGGTCCAGATGGGTTTGTAAAAAATCTTGTAAGGAACGATCCCTTGCGGCGCATTTTTTCTGGAGTATCAGCAGCACCACGGACACCTGGCTTTAAGTTTGCACCTTCTGTTTCTTTAAAGTGCCTTCTTCCAGCAGCAGTAAGACCACCTTTTGGATCTTTAATAGGTTGCTTTGCTTTCGCCAATTGGCAATCAAGGTCGCAATCAAGA